GAACTTGATTTACATAATTTGCTTTTGCTTCGGTGATCCGACCCTTTTGCATGGCCTCAGAAACGTAAGACAAGGCAATCTCAGCATCTCGGCCACGCTTAGTTGTCAAAGCCTGTGCCACCTCTGTCAGTATGTCATTTCTCCGCGCCACCATAGCCTCGTCGGTCATTCCTGTAAGAGCTTGGATTACCTTCTGTCCTGCCTGTAATGGCTCACCACGGAGAGCGCTACCGACCATGCCTAAACCGCTAATTTCTTCGATGTCCTTCATGATCTGCTGGCGTATAGCCGTCGCGCTGTTAGGCGCTACATTGGCCTGTAACTCTAGCGCTGCACGGATCTCATTTAGCTTGGTGTTAAGCTGACCATATCTCTGTGGCGTTAGTATCATCTGTAGCTTCTGCCGGTTGGCGCCGCTAGATAATTGGCGCAGTAACTTGCGCGCCTCTTCAATCGCACCCTGGTCGCCGGCCGATATTGATGTCTTGACGTTAGCCATAATTTCGTCAATTTGGTTACGCACGCCTAGGCGCATAGCGTCCATCTCGGTCTTAGAGGCGCCTCTGACGGCCTCTGTTAGCTCGTCACGGGTTACCCGGTCATTAAGTAATACATTGCCTAGCTCGCCTGCCTGACGCTCTCGTATGGCATTACCGCCCATAGAAACAGCCCGGTCATAAGACGGAACAGCACGGCCAAGAGCATCGCGCAGCTTTCCTGCTACGATATTTAAGTCTGCGCCTTTTCCGGTAGGTCGGCCGAACTTGTCTGTGTACTGGTCAGAGTATGCAATTCTCTGCATGGCGCGCTTTAAAAAATCGAGCTGAATAACGTTCGGCATCTCTTCGTAATCGATGCTGCCGTCGTCGTTGATCGTCGCCCTAATCTGTTGATTCTGGATGCCCTGCAACTGCATTACGTCGTTGGCTTCTTTGAAGGCAGCTCTAAGCTCGTCTGCTGGCACTCGCCCAATCAAGTTTTCGATTTCTAAGCCCGCAGGGCTTGTGTAGTTGATAGGCGATGCGTAGGCCTCTGCATATGAAAGGCGAGTCATTGGCGCGTATCGTGCTGCCGCTTGCTCTGCTGCAGTCCTTGCTCCTACAGGCTCGGCACCTAAAGCTCTAGTCATAGCGCCGCTAAGTTGCTCAGACTGCTCTGCAGCGCGTTCTGTTACAGCGCCCCGACCGACAGTAGCTGCCTCACCACCTGACGCGATTACAGCATCGAGTAACTTAGCCGTGGCAATGTCTGCGTCAGCGATCATGCCCTGATCGCCAGCACGCCGTATGTTTTGTAGCGCATCTTCAAGTGAGCTACCTTCTCGTGACAGCGTTTGGCCTATAACCATCGCTGCCTCTTTTGATATTCCTAACTCACTTGCAACTTTGCGAGCGGCTGCGTCTAGCCCTGCAGTGCTAGTAGCTCCTTTTGTAAACATTCCTATGAGGCCGGCCATGCCGCCGCCAAGCACTGCGCCAGTAATGCCGGTAGGTATAGCTTCTCGGCCTCTTTCGAAGACATCGCCTTCTGCCGCGCCAAACCCGCTTACAGCAGCCTCAGAGCCACCAAAAAGCGCTCCTCGACCTAAAGCTCCGGTCACTGTTGCAGGCACCGTACCGGGCGCTAAAAGCCCTGTTAGTGCCGCCGATCCCATGCGGCCTGCAGCGCTGAGAGCGGGATACTCTTCCTCTGTAGCCTTTTGCAGGCGCTCTACGCGCTCTCTCCCCATAGGGCTTACGGTTCCTATGGCTTCTGGCAAAAACTCGCCAACGTAAGGGATGCCTTGGCTTATTTTGGCTGCAGCAGCAGAGAATGGCTGCGTGCTAACCATCTCCTGCCTAATTTCGGATTCAGCTAATTGCCGCGCTGTTTTACCTTGCTCTGCTTGCGCAACAATCTCAGCGATTTTTGCAGGATCAGAGGTGCTATAACCGGGTGAGACAAAAAACTGCTTACCCTCACGCTCCACTAGACGACCACCGGCTAACTCTACAGAATCGGCCGCTACTGGCTGTTTCTTTTTTCTTTCCTCGATGATCTCTAGCACGCTAGGCATTACTGGGCACCTCTCATCGCAGCCGCGCCTCGTGGGTCATGCTCTGCATACCAGTCTAGTAGGATTTCTGAGTCAGACTTGCCTGCAGCCCTGTTAGCAGAAACAAACTCTTCTAATGTAACAGGGTCATTGCCCTTGTAGATTACAGAGCCTACCGTCTGGCGCATGATGTTTACATTGCGCATTACATCTACGTCGGTTGCGTCAAATCTTCTGTTAGTGCTTGCGTATGATCCTATCAGCGCGTCTCGAAGGTTACGCGAGTTCATATAGCTGATAATTGCGTCGTTAGCTGACTCTTGCTGACCGAGACCCGGCAAGAACGTCTGCGTAAATCGCGCGTCAAAATCGGTCTGTGGACCTTTGTTCTGTCGAAGCTCTGCAGCTACTAACTGACTAGCAATAGCGTCTACAGCTTGAAGACGACCAAGCTCTTCGGTGTTTACTTGGACCCCGAGCCTGTCAGCCAGCCCAAGCAAGCTCTTTTTAGTTTCTGCAAAGCCGCCCGTCTCAATACCCGACAAAGCGCGTCCTAACTGGCCTATTGAATTTAGCTGCGCACGCGCGTTCGCGCCGGTATCCGTAACCTCTTTGAATGCGACTGGAAGCTGCTTCATAGCCGCCTCGCCCGCGACATCAGGCGCAGGGATGTTAACCGTGGTCCCCGATTCTTTCATCTGCAAAAACTGCTGATAAGTAAGCTCAGGATTTTGCGACCGTGCAAACATGTACTCTTGTAGGATAGAAGGTGCAGCCGCAGGCTTACGAAACATCGCCTTGAGAGCCTCGTTGCCTACACCTGGAACCTTCTCAATAATTGACGCGATCTCTGGCTGGCCTTGCTGTCTGAAGTATTCAGCAGTCATGTTAGCTTGCTCAGCCTGCTGACGTCGTGCCTGTATATTCTGTCCGCGCTGCACCTGGCTCTGGATAAATGCCTGATTAGGGTTTGTAGTCATAGACTGTAACCCGGCTGCTAGACGTGCGCGTACTGCAGGGTCTTGCAAAGCGTCCATAGCGCGACGGCCTAGCTTTGATAAGCCGCTAACGAAAGGATTGGGTGGACGACTACCGGGCGCTGGACCCACAGCTTGTAAAGGCTGCATCGCCTGCTCTCTGGCAGCCATGAAGCTTTCTTGGCTTGCCTGAGCCTCTGGCATCATAGATGCCGCTAACAGAGCATTCGGAGAGCGCATTTGTTGTAGGCGCTCCATCTCCATCATCATTCTTCGCTCTTCTGGTGTCATGCGCCCATCCCTAAAACTTGCATCATTTTCTTGATTTTTGCCATCTTGTCCTCTTGGCTACCGCCAGAACCGCCCATGATCCCTGCGCCATACTGCATCTGCGGGATGGGAAGCTGCTGTAATAGACCGCCACCCATTTGTACCGGCATAACCTGCGTGTTCATTTGCTGACCAGACAAGCCTTTGGCTGCGTTGCCAAGGCGATCCTTGTCTGCAAGATGTTTTAGTAGCTCATCAAGCAGGCCGGGATCTTTTTGCTGATCAGTTGCGACCATCTCAGCCTCCGAATGCTAACGAGAGGTAATCGAACAAGCCCGGTGTGCGTGTTGTGGTCTGTGTCTGCGGCACAGGAGCCGCACCTAACGCAGACGCCAAGAACCCTAGCGAACGCTCAGGGAATGATGAGTAGCCCTCAAACTGTCCGCGTGCCTGATCAAATATCTGTTGGTTAAGCATCTGCTGTAACGCGCCTTGTTGCGCCATGTCTTGCTGTAAGTTACGGCCCATACCAAACGACTGCTGTGCTAAACCACCAAGCTGACCTGCTGCTGCGAGTCTTTGGCCGGCGCCAGCTAGTCCTGCGCTTTGGTTAGCTAGGTCTGCACGCATTGTGTTAGCAATGTCCTGACCAGCCATCTGCTGTGCCTGTTGGAAGCCACCCAGTCGTAGGTTAGCCGCTGTACGTGCTGCCTGCTGCATAGCCGCTTCATTAGCCTGCGACTCTAGAATCGCTGAGCGTGAACCACCAAACGCACCTGCACGCTGAGCCTGAGAAGCCAGTTGGTTAGCTTGCATCTGACGCGCCTGCTCAATATCTCCCAGAGACTGCTGCACCACAGTCTGCTCAAACGGGTTGAAGTACGGGGTTAGGTCGGTTTGTCCGATTTGCCCGGCTTGCACTTGTGCGGGCTGGTAACCCATGCCCGCTGCAGTTCCTAGCATTGCCCCAGTTTGACCTTGTTGCGCTTGCTGGAATACGTTCGGAGCCACTTGACCGCCGCCTTTGCCGCCAGGTGCTGGAGCGCCGCCTTGTGATGGAGGGACAATGCCGCCTGAGTAAATTCCGCCGGTGGTGCCCATAGTGTTATTAGGTAGCATTACGAGCGACCTCCTCTAAATGATGGCATAGAGCTGCCCCCTCCAAGCACTGGGTTCCCGAACTGCGGAGGTAAGTAACCACCCATAGGTCCAGTCGGCGCGAGTAATCCGCCTGCTTGTGGTCCAGTAAATAATCGATTAAACGATGCGGCTTGTGCCGGCTGGTTAGCAGCCAGCTCAGATAGCGCCTGCTCGAACATCTGTCCGGTTCCGTAACCTTGGATACCGCCGAAGTCCTGCGCCTCTGGCATACCCGCTGTGACGTCCATCTGTGGAGCCAAACCAAAGGCTGCAGCAGCGTCTGCAGTAGACTGCATGGCTTGTGTCTGCATAGGAGTAAAGGCCGCTACAGAAGGCCCGTAGTAGGGCATGTATCCGACCTGCGCTAACTGCTCAGCGCGTTGCAAATTGCGAGAAGCCGGGCCTTGTATCCAGCTTGGAATCTCGACTTCCGTTTTTTGCTTACCGCCTTTTCCGCCACCTGACATATCAGATATCCTTTCCTAGAACTGTGAAGGTTTCTACGTAACCTTTATCTTTTAAAACTCGCTTCCAACCTCTACGGCCGGCGATGCTCATTCCTGTGCATCCGTTCATCTTTGCAAACTCGACAGCAGAGTCATCCATGTCGATTATTTGCTCCATCTCGCCACCTGCAAGAAAGATATGTAACACCTTCTTGCGAGGGTAGTTGACGATCTCCGTTACTGCGCAGCCTTTGGGCGCCGGCCAGAACTGCATCTCGCCTTTAATGATGGCCTGCACAACGTCGTCTAATGTGTGCGTGCCACCTGATAACTCTAGCGCTGCCTCTAACCAAGGCTTGCAACGTATTAGCTCGTCTACAACGTTTGTCAATTATATCACCTAAACACACGTATTATCGTAAGAGTAGTAGCTGGGCATGCAGGCTCGTCTGATATGCCACTAGCTGCAAAAGCTTTCAGTAATCCACTGGTGCTGTCACACGCCGTGGCGACCTCCAAATAGTCGCCGGCACTTGCTTCAATGATTGTTGCTCGACTCACTACTGTAGTCTCGCCATTTCCATGCAAAGCTGCTCTCAGGGTGCTGCCTGTCAAATTCGCGCCGTTTAGTTTCGGCCAAAAAACGAACTCCACCGTTGACGCAGACGTTGAGTAAATTTGCGCAGAAAACATGACAAGAAAATGTCCGGCCTCGTCAAATGAGATCTGCGAGCCTGTTTGTGTAAAGCCGTGGTTTGCAGCGTCTCCAACGTACGTAATCTGGTACGTAGTATTAGCGGCTGTGTAGGTAAAGTCAGAGGTAACACCAAAATCACCATGACCATCTGCGAGCACCACCTGCTTGAAAACGCCGCCCTCACTAACAACAGGATATTTGTTTTCGTTGTCCCATAGAAGGATGCCGTCATCGCTGGCGCTGTCACCACTAAGCTTCCATGCGAGACGTGAGCGTATGCGGTTGAGATGCTCTACAAGCCGCTCGCCCCAGCTTTTCCATTCTGGACCTAGTGGTGGAGGCGCTAAGCTCATCTATTACCGCCCGGTATTACGTTGAGTCTCGGTATGCCAAACCGCCAGTTATTGAACTCAGTGCCGTTTACTCTCATTCGTAGCTGCCGACCTGAGAAGCGAGCGCTAGTAGGATTACTCATGGTAAAAGGCCCGTGCGTAGACTCACTGCCATTCGGATAAAACCGCGTTTTGAAGGTTAACGTAGCCTCTCCCTGAGTTTTTTCATCTGGGATGATCTCGTTGACCTTGACCACACTAGATCCAAAGACAACAGGACCAGACTCTGCATGAGGCGCCACGCCACCGTGCGAGTATCCAATTTCGTGATCGTAGTGCTTGCCGCCATTACAAAACATAATAGGCTGCCTAAAGACGCCAGCGTCAAACCCGCTTGTACGTGCTAGTTCCCCGATATTCCAGTAGTTCTCTTTGTAGTTGTAGATTACGTAACGGTCGTTTTCGTTTGATCCGCCGCTAGGGTAAAACCACCACGCCTCGCCAAACTGCGAGTTATTCATTGCAAACACTTTAGAACGTTGTGCTGTGTTCATATCGTTGAACACGTAATCAAGGACATCGCACTGCATTTCCTGTACTGAGGAGCCGTTGTACATGAAAAAGCCTTTCTGACCCATCCAGAATGCGCCCTCTGCATTAGGAACGCATGCATGACGCGATATAGCGCCACAGGAGGTGCCTACGCGCTCAAACTGAAACACAAGCTGCGGCCCAATATACGTCGCTGTATGGGCGTCTGTGGTCGTCAGAATAAGGGTCTTTCCTCGTAGTCTGTGCCCACTAAGGATCTCGCCATTTGTGCTGAGTTCAAAGTCACCGGCCTCGTTAGTCGCCGAGGGGGTCCAAGCAGTGTTGTTTTCTTTATCGCACCACTGGACCTTCCTCGGATTCCCGCCTGCCCCCAGAGCGAATAGGAATCTTTCTGCCGTGGTCACAAGACCTAAGTTAGAAGTCGGTGCGTTGCTAATTTGTGCAGCGACTACGCTAGTGTTTAGCTGCCACTCGTAAAGCTTGCCGTCATCTACTGAGCATGCAACCAGGTACTCACCCCACGTGTCCAAAGACCACGTCGTAGCCTCCTGATATACACCGCTAGAGATACGTTGCGTACCGTAGTAATCGTTACCGTAGAAGCCGCCGCCAAAACCAATATTCAGTGCTGCATTCTCTGCGCCTGCTGTGAAACTCACAGGGGTAATGTCAGTGACAACACCAGACGGTGAGATATGAAAAAGCTTGTTGTAAGTTCCCGCTGCTATTTTTGTGTCGAATGAGTTATCAACCCATCCAATAGAACCGCGCACAGGCTTATCTAATGTTGCACCGCTCTTAACACGCTCCTGCCAGCCGCCTATTGGTCCTAAAGAGCCGCTACGCCATCGGACAAGGTTTACGTCACGCCAGCGATTAGCGCCTTCTAGATCCGTTCCGTGGCGGAATACACCCGGCTGTATATCTACTGCTTCAATAGCCATTACACACCACCGTCTACCGTAATAGTGATTGTTGCCGTGTCTTGCACTGTGCTAGTAGCAACGTCCTGCACCGTCACAGACAGGGTCACGGATTGCTGTATGCTAGTTGTAGTCAGCGTCCATGACTGCGCAGATGATATGGTCGTGTACTGGTTGAGTGTGCCAGTCAGTGACGATGTGTCGCCCGTAGCTGTAACCTGCACCTTATAATCTGAGCCGATGCTGCTTGTTGTAGGCTCGAACCAATTCGTATCACTGTAACTTGTCAGGTTGCCTGTCGCTGTAATGGTACCGTTAGTATTCAACCTAAATGTCGCTGACGATGTAGTTCCAAACCTGACATCCGACAGTGAGCCGTTATCGATTGCGACGGTTGCGGCAGACGTACCATAGAAGTCAGTAATGGCGATCTCGCCCGAGGCAGGCACTCCGGTTGCTGCTGAGTAATACTCAGATATAGCAATAGGATTAGAGCCACCAAACTCCGTTTGGATTTCGCTGAGAGATATCGCACCACTACTCTGCAAAGCCATTAGATAGTACCAAATGCGGTTACGTCGTTAGCTGATGTCACTGCGCCATTTGTGCCGACCTTAAACACCTCTGTGCCGTTATAAACGAAAACAAGCTCATTAGTGTCTACCTTAATCACCCAGTCACCTAGAGAAAGGGTGGTCGCTTTTACCTCGCCGGCTGCGCTGTAGATTACGCCCTTGCTATTGACCACTGTGCCTGCCAGAGCGCCGTCTAAGACGTTTATTTCCGCTGCTGATGCAGAGATAGCATTGAGCTTGTTAAGGTTGCCTGTGGTCGCTAGAGAGCCGTCTAGGACGTTTATCTCGGCCGCTGTAGCCGTGACACCGTCCATGATATTTAGCTCAGCAGTAGTCGCCGTGACACCGTCTAAAACGTTCAGCTCTGTCGCTGTGGCAGTAACACCATCTAGGATATTAAGCTCTGCAGCAGTTGCTGTTACGCCATCTAGGATGTTTAGCTCAGCAGCCGTAGAGGTTACAGCTACGCCACCGACCTGCCATGAGCCTGCGGTTAGGTTAGGCTGGATTGCCGTAGTCCCGTCCAGCAGGTCATCGAGGGAGTCGAAGTTTGTATTAATCTTAGTTCCCCAGGTGTCTTCTGACGCGCCGACCTCTGGCTTCGTAAGCGAATAGGTTGTGGTTGTAGTATCTGCCATGTCTAATTACCCGAATGGATTAGCTGTAGTATAAATTTTTGTCCAACCGCCCTCTACCTCGGGGACGTCTGTCCACGTATCTGTTGGCTCGTCGATATCGTCCCATATCCTTACGGCGATGAATGTAGAACCCATAAAAACGGCGCTCGTAGGAGGACGAATATCCTCTATATATCCTTGCTCTGCGAACTCGTTGCCATCCAGCACATAACCATCGGCCACGTAATTTGCCGGAATAGTTACTGCTGATGATAGGATTGTAGCCACGTTTAACCCCTAATTATTCCCAAGGAAGACCAGAAACAATGCTTTCAGGATCTGCAGGAGGAAGGCCGTCTAATAGCTGCTGCTCAATCTGCGCTTTGTTTATACCGCTTACGCTTTCGTCCCATACCCACGACAAAACAATATCTTCGGTAAGGCTTTCATAAGGCACAAAGTCAGGGCTAGAGGCGTCATATTCAAAGTAGCTTTGGCCGGGGCTTGTTTCTACATAGGGCTGCCCTTGTATATTGATTGGATCGCTTTCAACCTGCCAATCTACGGTCACCACGCCACCGTCCGTTGTCGCATATTTTAGTTCTTGCACTGTCCATTTAG